GTTTTGATTCCGCCGAGCGACCCTCGCACAAATTCTGATATTTCACCAAAGTTTCACCTTCGAGAGTTTTTGTATATACTCTCTCCATGGTGAAGAAAATCAAAGAGAATTTAGTCAGTAAAGCCGAATTCGGACGTATGGCGGGAGTAGGGCCTTCAGCCGTTTCGAAGGCGATCAAGAATGGACTTTCGAAGGTGATGCAGGGAAAACGCATCAATGCGAACCATCCCGACGCGCTCGAATACCTAAAAAACAAAACGCCCGCCGAAGTTGAAATTATCACTCAGACCGTGGAACGCGATTCGCTACATGATGAAGCCGTCGCGTTCCGTGAATCGTCAGGAAAAACAACCGTCACGGCATTACAACGCGAATTAAAAATCGGTTACGTACGGGCGAAGAATATCGTCGATGCGATAAATGGTATATATGCTCCGAAACCCGAAACAAAAGAACCCGTTCTCCGTGGTTATGCTGCGAAAAATGCCAAGGCAAAGAAAGCCGGGCCCGCCGAACCGATTGATCCCGAAGCGATGCTCCTCGAAATTCCCGACGATATAACCGCGTTCGCAGATATGAGCCTTCGCGAACTCGTGACCCGGTTCGGTACGGATGTTCGTTTCCTTGATTGGCTCAAGTCGATTAAAATGATCGAGGATATTAACGAGAAGCGTTTAAAAAATGCTGTATCGAAAGGCGAGCTCGTAAACCGTGATCTCGTGAAATTAGGAATTATCGATCCCATCGACGCGGCACATATTAAACTATTGACCGACGGTGCGAAGACAATCGCCCGACGTGCTACCGCGATGCACGATGCGGAACGTACGCTCGATGACGTGGAGAAATTCGTCAAAGATCAAATTACATCATTTATTCGACCTATCAAATCGAAGGTCGCTCGAACATTGAAAGAGTTATAACGTGCCTAAATTAAACGACGTCGGGCTCGATTGGGTTCTTGAGGAGGTAGACGGATTAACCGAATCGGTCGAACATTTAAGGCCGTCAGATTTTAACGAGGAGAATCGATACCTCCCGGAATCCGTAACTTCGATACCCGGTTACATTCGATACGATGTTAATCCCTTCATGAAAGAGATCATCGATTGCGCTGATATCGATAGCGGTGTTCGCGAAGTCAACGTCAAGAAAGGTGTACAGATAACGTACACGACTTTACTCGAGTCGGTTATGTTGTACTATATGGCACATGCGAAGACCCTGCCTTTGATGTATATCACAGCAGATAAAGAACTCGCAAAAGCTCGTATAGAGAACAACGTTATCCCGATGATAAATCAATCGGGGTTTTCGCATATCATACGATCGAGCGACGAAGGTAATACACGTAAGACCGGTAAAACTGCGGATCATCTTCAATGGGAAGGCGGCGGCTACATGGTGCCATTCGGTGCACGTAATGCCGATAAAATGCGTTCGTATTCTATTGCCGTAATGCTTAAAGACGAGATCGACGCATGGCCCGACACCGTAGGTAAAGATGGTGATCCCGATGCGTTAAGTGATGATCGTTGTTCGGGTTATTGGGAACGTCGGAAAATTTTCCGGGGTTCAACGCCACTCATTAAAGGTAAATCAAAAATCGAATCGGCATACCGTCGCGGCGATCAGCGTGTTTATAATATTTTATGTAAGTCGTGCGGATTTCCTCAGTCGCTACGATGGGAAACAATCGATAAAGAATCCGGTATAATTGGCGGGTTTCAATGGGATACTGACGACGGTGTTCTCGTACTCGAATCGGTCCGGTATTGCTGTCAAAACTGTGGTCATGAACATTACGAGCATGATAAGGAACGATTATTCTCGGCTGATCACGGTGCACATTGGCACCCGACCGCACGACCTATCGAACCGGGAATTCGTTCGTATCACTTGCCCGCGTTATATTCTCCCATTGGTATGCAGCCATGGTATAAATGCGTAAGCGCATACCTTCGCGGCTTTGATCCTGTCGAAAAGAAAGTTCGCGACATCGGCAAATATCAAGTTTTCTATAATAATATTTTAGCCGAACCATTCGAAATACTCGGATCAAAAGTTCGATTTACTCAAGTATCGGCACATCGTCGCCCGATATATCGTCTCGGTACCATTCCCAATGAATACGCCGCGCAACATTCCGGATCACCGATTTTATTTTTAACATGTCAAGTCGATGTCCATAAAAAGAATTTAGCCGTATCGGTTATGGGCTGGACCCGGGATGCGTGTTGTTATGTTGTTGATTATTGGCGGTTCGAAGTTGATAACGACGAGGACGAATGCGGCGAACTATCAAGCCCGGTATGGGGACGACTTCGCGAACTTCTCGAGGAAACCACATACACCGCCGATGACGGAAAAGAATATCGGATCGCATTAACGCTCGTCGATGCCGGGTATGCGAACGATACTGTTACGCAATTTTGTTCCGACTACGCAGCGGGTGTCTACCCGATTTTAGGTCGTGACCGCCCGGCCAAAAATCAAACGATTAAAGAATTCGCGGAATTTACTACACAAGCAGGAACGATAGGTTATCGGATATTAGTTGATCATTATAAAGATCGTATGGCTCCGGTCCTTCGTCGCGAGTGGGTCGAGGATTCAGGGCTTCAGAAACCCTACCATTTTAATGCACCCGTGGACATTACCGATAAACAACTCAAGGAATTAACGGTCGAGAGTCGTCGCGAGAAAATCGACGATAAAGGTAATACGGTTTATTTCTGGTACCGTCCCGGTAATGCTGCGAATGAATTATTCGATTTATTGGGTTATGGATATGCAGCCGTCGAGATCTTAGCGTGGTCGATTTGTATACAACATTTCGAACTTGATACAATCGATTGGGAAAAATTCTGGGATTATATCGAGTCCGAAAAATTATATTTTAATCTCTAGGTATTTGTACTTTTAGTTTCTTTTCCAATGAATTGGCCGCCCGGTGAAATGCCAACGCGTCACCGCGGGATAACTCGCCGTTTTCGACCGCGTCGTCAATGTCCGAAAAGAATGTCGAACCGTCGCAAGCATCACAAATGATTTTTTGATCGATGGTATCTAATATATCGAAATACACTGGATTACGAATACACAATTTATCGGCACGATCTTGAACATCTTGCCATGATACGAAAACCGCTGGTTTTTCACCCGGTGTATAATCTGTTAGTGCATCCGCAATCGCCCCAGATGCTTCGAGTCGATGTTTGATAATTTCCCATTCGCGTGGTGTAAATTTCATGATTCGTCGCTCCTTAAAAGCTAATACGATAATCGTGGTTTTTAATATGATCTTCCGCGCTACGTTGTGCATCACAGAGCGTCATTATTTCAGTGTGGATAAGTTCGCCATTATCAAATACGGAATATTTTACATATTCACCGTTTTTGTCGGGCTTGTACTCTTTAGAAAAACCTGAATTATAAATATTTAATGTATTCATTTTTAAGATCCTTCGGGGCCGAAGCCCCGGTTATTGGTTAAAATGCCGCTTTTAATGCTTGGTATGCTTTTTTTGTTAATTTTGATTCCGCTTCTTTCCAGAATTTTTGATAAATTTTATGACGTTGGTTAATCAAGTCAGTTGTCATACACTCGTAATATTGTGCACTACGAATGATTTCTTCCATTTGACTCGATTCTTCGACCATACCTAAATAGATTAGTCCTTCAATTAACGCGTCGTTGTGGTAATTACGATCAGTTAATTTTTCAATTTTTGTAATTAACTGTTTGATTGATTCAGCTTTGATTCTCATTTTATTTATTCCTCGTTGTTTTCTCAGTTGTTAAAGTAATTATATGCCATGATGACGACGCCGTCAACATAAAATAACGATTATTTTCAATTTATTTACTTTTTTTTTTATTTAGTTATACTGACGACTATTGTTTTATATTTATAATTAATCAAACTCTAATATGGTGTAAGGTCATGTAATGGATGCCGCATTTATTCAAGATCGTATAACTGCTACGAAGGCTCAAATCGTCGCATATGAGGACGCCGCGCTCGCATTGGGTACCGGTGGTGTACAGTCGTACACGCTCGATACGGGACAATCGCGTCAAACAGTAACTAAACTCGATTTAGATATGATTCAGAAAACGATTGACAGTCTATATAATCGATGCGCTACACTTGAAGCCCGACTCAATGGTTCCGGTACGTTAATTGGTGGCCCTTCATGGTAAATGACAAATTACGCGAAAAAATGCTCGCCATGACCGGAAATGCCGGTTATGTAGCGCCCGAATCTAATATATCTCCCGTTCTTGATGTTAACGCGCTCGATACTTTCGTAGGTGGTACGGGTTCATGGAGCGGCGACAAGTTTTATAATGGTTTTGGTGTCACAAAAGATTACGATATCGTCGATTATTGGCTTTTACGTAAACGTTCAAAACAATTATTTACCGAAAATCTATACGCCCGCGGCTTAATTCGCCGTTTAATCACTAATGAAATTAACAAAGGTTTAGCCCTCGAATCGACGCCCGATGCTGATATTTTAGGACTTGATCGCGATGATTTAGCCGCATGGTCTGAAAATACCGAACGTCGTTTCACTATATACGGTAAAAATCCCGAAATTTGTGATCATCGTAATGCGCGTACGTTCGGTGCGTTACAACGTCAAGCCCGAATGATGGCTTTAGTATCTGGTGATGTACTTATTTTAATTCGTCAAGGTGTGGCGGGATTACCCACGATTGATCTCATTGATGCCGAGCATGTTAGCGATCCTCATAGCGATACATTGATTCGCGCTGTTCGTAATCGCGGGAATGAAATTTCAAACGGTGTCGAAATTGATAAATCAGGGCGACATGTTGCGTTTTTTGTTAAACAAAAGAACGGTATACATCGTCGCGTTACGGCTACCGGTTCGCGTACTGGACGTCGTCAAGCATGGCTTTTATATGGTACCGAACGTTTAATCGATGACGTACGTGGACAATCTATTCTCGCATTAGTCATGCAATCATTAAAAGAGATCGACCGTTATCGTGATGCAGAACAACGCGCCGCGGTACTTAATGCGATGATCGCCGTATGGGTCGAAAAAACCGAGGATAAAATGAGTACGTTACCGTTAACCGGTGGCGCATTACGTAAAGACACAATTACCACACAAAATGACTCGTCAGGTCGAAAAGATATCGACTTTTCTCAAAGTATGCCCGGAAATATTTATCAGGAATTACAACACGGCGAAAAAATCAATAGTTACGATACAAAACGTCCGAACGTAAATTTCGGCGCCTTTGAAGCGGCTATCGTTCAAGCATTTGCATGGGCGAATGAAATACCACCGGAAGTAATGACTCTCGCTTTTCAAAATAACTATTCCGCGAGTCGTGGTGCCGTTAATGAATTAAAAATGTATTTAGATTTGAAGCGTACCAGCTTCGGCGAAGAATTTAACAATCCCATATATCAAGATTGGCTTATCTCTGAATCATTAAACGGGAATATCGTTGCACCGGGTTTACTCGAAGCGTGGCGTAATCCTGCAGAATGGGACATTTTCGGCGGCTGGATGTTAGCTGAATGGTCCGGCGCGATTAAACCTAATGTGGATTTACTTAAAGAAGTTAAAGCATACGAATTACTCGTCGCGAATGGTTGGATCACTCGTGATCGCGCATCGCGTGAATTAACCGGCTCGAAATATTCTAAAACCGTACAACAGTTAGTAAAAGAAAATTCGAATTTAGCCGAAGCCTTGAAACCACTGATCGATAGTGGTTTAATTAAAGATGAAAATCTCGACACAAACGTCGAGGAAAATGGAGACGAAGAAAATGGCTAATCCTGTGGTCGTACCATGTCCCGCTAATCAGTGGACGAAAGTTATAACGGGTTTAACAGCCGCCGCGATTCGGATTATGAGTAATTCGCCTGATAAATATTTATGGACTTATATTGCGACAACGGGCGCCGCTCCGACTGATTTTTCCGATGCTGTACCGATTAATGGCGATCTTTCTTTATCATTTGGCGTGTCCGCTGATGTTTATGTTTATGCTAAAGGTGGCGCGGGTGAAGTAAGGATCGACACATGACCGGTATAACTAGCAATAGCGGACCACTTCGAACGGTACAAGATCTCGGCGTTCAAATTGCCCGCGGTAATTTAAGCGGTGCGAAACCTGAAGGATCTTTCGGTGAATTAACGACGACGGGTGCTGATGCGAATCGAATTATATGGCCGAATGGTATTTTTAAAATCCCTGATCCGGCGGGTATTACTGTCGATATTGTTAGTTCTGATGTTAATGATATAGATGGTGGATCAGGTGTTAATGCGGTCGAAGTTCATTATCTTGATGTAAATCTCGATGAACAATCTGTCGTTATTCCGTTAAATGGTACGACACCGATCGTCGGAGCCATATCCGGTGTACGTTTTATTAATTGTATGCACATACAAACCACGGGAACACTCGGACAAGGTGCCGTCGGGGATATTAAAGCCTATATAACTACTCAAACTTATAGCGAAATTAAAGCCGGTGACGTTCGATGTTCATCTAGTGCTCGTATGGTCCCCCGTGGTAAACGTACAATGGTTGCCGGTATAGTTGGATCAGCAATTAGTGGAACCGCTGCGGCTCGTGTATTAGTTCAAGTTGTCGCGACTGAATTAGATAATCACCAATATACTGATCAAGAATTATTTATGCCATTTGGTAGTATTGGTTTACAAGATAGTTCGGAAGGTTTTAATCTACCGGTACCATTACCATTTAAAGAAGGTACCGTTATTGCAATGTTATTGAAAACGACAGATAAAGCCGCTCTTATAACGGCTGATTGGTTCGGTTGGATAGAGGACGCATAAAGTGGAATTATTCGGATTACAAAAAGATTACGCCGTCGCATATCTTGAGACATTAGAGAATGCAACGACCGAAGAACGCGCCGCGGCATTGACTAATTTCGGCGATAAACCGCTCGACGGTATTGTTACTCGTAATGATGCGGGAAATGAAGCAACGATTAAAATTTCTGGACCATTATCCCCAGCGGGACCGAGTCCGATTGCTCGTTTTTTCGGTTTCGGTGGTACCGGTTACGTCGATATTATTTCGGCGGTTAAAAGTTTAGAAAACGATCCCACTGTGGAAACTGTTCGACTCGCAATGGATACACCGGGCGGCACCGTTGCGGGCATGGATCAAGCACGACAAGCGATCGAAAGTTTATCAACTAAAAAGAAAGTAATCGCTGAAAATCATGGAATGATTGCTTCGGCGGGTTATTATTTAGCAACTGCAGCGAATGAAATCGTCGCGATGTCTCCACTTGCTAAAACGGGATCTATCGGTGTCATCATGGCCGGATTAGATTTTTCCGACGCGATGGCGCGTAATGGTGTAAAACGTATTAAAATCGTTTCTAAAAATGCACCCAATAAACAAGCTGATCCAACAACACCACACGGCGCGGGTGTGTTACAAGACGAAGTTGATGCCATGGAACGGGTGTTTATTCAAAAGATTACAGAAGGTCGAGGCACTACCGAACAAGATGTTATAGAAAATTTCGGTCAAGGTGGTATGCTTATT